TTTTGCATCGGCTCTCTTAAATTGTAACTCAGGGCGATCCTTAGATACCAACTGAATATTTTCTAACCGATCAAAAATATCTCTGTTATCTTCTTCCGCTGCTCTTGTAGCCGGAGATACAACAGGTGCAGGTTTCGGTGTCGGTGGGACAGGTGGAGTTGGCGCAGGTCTTGGGGCAGACATCACCGCCGCCGCACCTTTGCGATCACTTCTATCCCTAGATGTATTAACTACCGGTGCAGGTGGAGCAGGTCTAGGTGCAGGCTTGGGTGTCGTAAGAACTGCTTGAGCGCCTTTGCGATCGGCTCTCGATCCTCCGCCAGATGATGATCCGCCGCCGCCACCGCCGCCACCAGAATCCCCGCCAAAAGCTATCTGAGGTTTTAAAAATGAAAATAATACGTTATACATGTCCTAGCCACCTTTGTTCGGATAAACACCGCTCCGTTGGCCACGATGCGACCAAACCTTTTTAACTTCCGGGAACTCCGAGACAAACATCCTACGAAGATCCCTACAAAATCCTAATACACCAGAAGTGCCCTCGGGTGCAATCATATCAACAAAAACTAATTTGTCACCTGTTTCTCGCTGAAAAATTTCAGGACCCCAATAATCTCGCGTCTCAAACTCCTCATCCGTCATCCACGCCCAGGTCACAAACCCTGCACACGATCCTCCCTCGTTATGCCAAATCTTATACTGACCACTCTCAATCGCAGGCGATAAACGCCACGCAATCGTACTCGAAGGAAAAGTCGAATAAGGGAGGACCGTGGTCCAAAGATCAACGCAATCGATGAAATCTGCTTGCTTCGTCATAACAACCCCAAATGAAATTACATACAACATACTATAAACCCAAATGAAAATATAGTGGGCATTTTTTGGGCGGTCCTGGGTTTGTAAAAGGGGCAATGAAATTATCCCCGAATGAATTTATGACACCTTGTATATAAGTACATAGTACTTCGTACTCTTATTATATACGGGGGGTCGGGTCGGCGCGCACGCAAGATTTCAGATCCAAACCCACCAAGTAACCCCCACAGGGACCAGGTATATCGTTCTGCTTTTGTGGATTTTTAGGGAAAATATTCTCGTTTAATTTGATTATACTTGTTGACTATCTACAAGTTATAATCTACAACTGTAGTTGTAGGAGGCAAAATGGTTTGCCCCACATTTCAACTAAGGAGAAATATCATGGGATATTTGGATACCGAAGACAACGTCACCGAAGCAATCTGGGAAGCATTGCAAGGTCGTATTTCACGCATGATCGATTTAAAGATCGAAGAGGCTGATACAAGCGTCGAAATCAATTTGCAAGATCATGCAATCGATGTAATGGATATCGTCAATAACAACTTGGATGTTGAAAAATTCTCTTCTGAAATCAGATCAGAAGTAAAAGATATTATTGAATATGCATCGATATCAATCGATATCTAAATCAACAGTGGGGCGGCAACGCCCCACCATTTCAACAAAGGAAAAATAAAATGGAAAAGACTGAAACATTAAACGAATTTCTACTATTCGATACACCCGAAGATATGAAAGACCTGATGGCTCGTATCGAATGTTTGAACGGATCAGAAAGAGCGATCGCAACACTATTCGCTTTCATGGCCTTTAACCTTGCCGCAAAGATTGCCAAGGGAAATTAATCAACAGTGGGGCGGCAACGCCCCACCATTTTAACAAAGGAAAATAAAATGAATTTCGAAGACAAAGTAAAAGATATCGACAAAAAGATTGCCAAGTTAAAGAAGCAGAAAGATGCTTTATGTGCTGAAGCAATTGATAAGGACTTTGCTTACTACGTTCAAAGGACTAGAACGAATACCCCAAACCTGACATGGTGGCGGGAAAACTACCCTAGATCATGGGAGAAATATGTAACAAAGAGTACATATAATAAGTTCGCTTGGAAAAAATAAAACTTGAAGCTCTATTGTGCATGGTGTACAATAGGGCATCAACTTAATTAAGGAGAAGAATATGCCTAGAACATCTTTCGGAAAAACTCGTGATGCTGATACACCATACGCAACCTATGTGAATGATCAGGGGTGGGTGTGGAAGGTTTTAAAGACCTACAAGCATTCAGCTGCAGAAATGAAAGACCCATATGCGAGATGGTTTGTAGCGGCCACATCACCCATGATGCATGATGGTCAATATGAAATGGGTGACACTTACGCCAGGGAAATCACTCAATTTGGAAAGCTCTTGGATGCTGATCCACAGTGGCGCGACGAATACAACGTATAATATAAAACCAATAGACCAGGTCCTTGGACCTGGTTTTCTTTTGCGCTGCAGAAAAATACAAATAGAAAGATGCGGCGCGCAAGGCGCAAGGCGCAAGATAATCCCATAAAAATATAAGAACCAAGGCGCAAGGCGCAAGGCGCAAGACAAGATTTAACTTGTGCCTGGTCTATATTCTGTTATAATTTACTTACAATTTAACGATATTAAGGAGACTAAATCGATGACTTACTATTATATCAATTTCACTCAAGCGGGCAAAAAAGTTCGCACTTGGGGACAATACCTAACTTATGCGGAGGCACAGCGGGCAATTATGGCGATTGATCATATCATCCCTTTAAACTGGTCATATACAATTGACGCGGAGGTAAAATAATATCATGAAAAACGGTATCATATACAATGGCAAGAGCCTCTTGGATGGTAAACCTATCGTCGTTATTGCGACATATTCCGACCGAAACACCAAGACAGGCAAGGTCGTACAAACTTATATCTTGCGCTCGGATATAGATCCGAGGGAAGCAAGCAAGACAGGCGCGGATTTTTCAATCTGTGGCAATTGCACAATGCGCGGAGAAACAACAACAGATCCAAAGCGCAAGATTGCAAAAGGTCGTCGGTGCTATGTTAATCTTGGGCAAGGCGTTTTGATTGTTTATAAATCTTTTATTAAAGGTATATATCCAATGGCCAACACTCAAAAGAATAGGAACACGCTCGGCCGCAATCGGTTCGTTAGAGTGGGAACTTATGGAGATCCGGCCGCGGTTCCCTCTTTTGTATGGGAACAACTATTAAAAGAAGCGTCCACTTTCACAGCTTACTCACATCAAAGCGGTTGGCGTCCAGATATTGCGATGCAAAGCGCGGACAATAAGCAAGAGGCACTCGACCACTGGTCGCAAGGTCGTAGAACTTTTCGAGTGATCGCGGATCTAGGACAATTAGACAAAGCAAACGAGGCGCTTTGTCCTGCATCAAAAGAGGCAGGTCGTCGCGTCCAATGTACAGCTTGCAAATTGTGCAAAGGATCGAGCCTAGGAAAATCAATAGCAATCGTAGAACACTAGAACCAAGGAGCTAGGCAAGAAATTGCCTAGCTTTTTTTGTGCAGAATAAATATTAACGACGCGCAGGGCGCAAGATCAAGGCGCAGGGCGCAAGGCACACGAATATTTATCAATTAAAACAGGGCGCAGGGCGCAGAACACCTCATCAACGCTCTTGAAACTCGGTACTTGAACCGCGGAGCACCCACCTCGTGCCAAATCCACCCCTTTTTCCCCTCCAAATAAAAGTAGTTGTCGGTCAGAGGCTCTCTTTACTAAGAAGAAACTTGACCCTCCTCGTGCCCAATATGCCATGTGCCAAGCGACTTGATGAGGCGAGACGGCGACCGCGTTGGATTTTGTAACCTTGAGTTCTAGCCAGAAGGGTAGACCTTCCCAGACAAGGTGAACGTCTGGAACACCACCTCCATGTTTGTTTTCAATCCTCGTTGCGAAGCACTTCTTCGGTAGGTTTTTTCGTATCGTGCTCCAAAAGTTCGCCTCTTGTCCGCTCATTATTTTTTGCTCCTGTTACATCTTTATATGTCCCCTCGATCTCAAAAACTTGAGGGTATTTTTTCTGTAAATCTGCCAACCTTCCGACAATTTCATCACGAGATAGTTGATCAATTGTGTTCACTTGTTCCCTTCGATCAACAGTTAATCCACCCAAAGCGGCGCGGATTTTTTCTGCATTGATTGCCGCTGAAAATTGCCCTGCTTCCTCGGCTCCACTAGATAGTTGATGAAGTCTCTCAAGTTGTCCAATGGTTGTCACGCCATACCTACGTTCCCTCTCATCCCTTAGATCTTGGATGTACTCCAATACATGAGGATAATCTCTACCATTTAAAAGTTTTGAAGCTTGGTTGTTTGCTACATCATGTGAATAACCTGCTTTTCTGGCACATTCTGCATTGGAATATATGCCTTCCACGATGTGTCTTGCAAAAGTCATTTGTCTATTGGTCAGAGTTCGACCATGTTCTTTTTCTATTTTCTTTTTTGCAGAGTTCATTTGATCCTCGTTGTTCTTTAGGTACAAGTTATATCAAAGAAAGAGAGAGGGCAACTTATCTATATAGGCGTTTTTTCTACGAGAAGTGTAAACAACGTAAACAGGTGTAAACAGCTCTGGGCTAGTTTGAAGTATATAAATATAGGGGTGTTTACA